GTTCACCCCTCGTCCTTTATTGTTTAACATATATATGTGTCTTTTTCAGGCTATATATTTATGTTTTGATGTTTTTAAATTGATATCTTGATAATCTTTTGTGTTATGACATAATTGCCGTGTATATTAATTTATTACGGATTTATTTTGTTGTTGCAATTGTATTTTCAAGCTCTACTTTTATAAGCGCTAAGCATATTTGGTAGCAGCCAATAAATTCATGTGGTAGCATGTGAATGAATTATTTTCTGTAGGAGATGGAAACTCCGAAGATAAACCATAACCCCTTTTTAACTACATTCCAATAATGTATAAAAGAAAACTCGTCATACGACGTAAAATACCCCTTATTTGAGATTACCAATATCTCAAATAAGCAACAGGACCGAGATGTCCTGCCCTAAGAAAAACTATGTGTGCTCATAATGTTGAGCATCCGACAGTGTTGTCGCAAAACTATAGTTTATGTGTATTTATATTTTAATTGTCGAATTAATTCTTATATTTGAATTAAACGTGTATAAAATGTGAGGACTTCGAGCCTCTCTTGTATGTTATTCTACTTATTATTAATTGCTCTTGTAATAAGCTATATTTTATAAAACCATAAAGAACAAATAGAGCAAGAAAACATTTTTAAAATTGAACAACTGGGAATGGATTTATCCGGTAGTCAATGTTAATATTATTTAATACGGTCACTCCGTATCGCCCGACATATAGTACGGGAGGTCATGACCCGTCTTATATCCCTCCGTGGAACGTATCGACACTTTATTAAATTATATGGCCTAATGAACCATTTATATTAACACCGCCTCCCCTTTTTATTAGATTTTATTAATTACTTTCTCAGTGTACACAGTCACAGAGAGTGTTGTTGGGTGTACTGCATTCAGCCCTCTTTACGGGAGGTTAAAACGTAACTTAAAGCCTCAGAGACATGAATACTATTTCACGATTGTCCAGAGAAGCAAGGGATTATGCCCTTGCACCTTATGTTGAGCTTGCAAACCTTGATAGTTTGCTAAAACGTGTTGAATCAGGTGAAATTTCATTTGATGTTGCTTTCCCAGTCTCAAATAGTCTGAGAATTCTATGTAAAGATAATTTTAAATTTGATAAATATGGAAATGTTATTAAAAATTATCGATATAATAAAAATAAATCCCATCTTTCTCCCAAGAAAGTTGATGAAAAACGAATGAGTCGGAAAAGAAAGCGTAATAATAGTAATGAGAATTTTATATGGATGGCTTTTGAAGAAGAAATGGATGAACTTGATAATCATTTTCTTGAACTTGATGGTTTTGCTTTACATGAACAAGCAGAAGAAGGATTGTTTGGTGCTTTTGCGCAAGGACCATCTCCATCTGCTCTTTTAGCTCATAAGTTTATGCAAACATCTATGGCAGAGCGGGCAGCATGTTCGACACTAGCATTTGGTGTTGATTTATTTTCACGATTTTCTGATTCTATTTTTGGATGTGAGAAGATGGTTGATAAGAGTTTTGTATCGCGTTTTATAACCCTTAAGGAGAATGAAGATTATCTCATCAAACTTGTTGAGGATATGATGATTTTAATTTATTCTATAATACATAGTACAGGACCATATGATAGACATGTAGCTTTGATAACTTATCTTAAATTACGTGGTTCTCCAGCTGATTTTTCTGTTGCTGCCGTGGCGGCAAATGCCATTTTTGAATTTGTTTTTAGTTCACCTAAATTATCAGAACAATCTGATGATTTTTTTAGCGATGCAAGGAAATTTATCGATTCTTATGAGCGGGTTAAAAAGCTGGCTATTTATAAAAAAACTTATAAGTTTTGTATGTATTTATTAGCACAAGGTGTATGTGAAAATTTTGGTGTTAAATTTGATACTTTTAATTTTACAAAAATAGAAGAGGAAGCTGTTAGAAGAGATTTTACATCACGGCCAAACATGATACATTGTATTTTAGATACCGCCTTATTTTATTGTGAAATTGGAGTACAATGTTTCAAGACAGGAACATTGTACCCCATTTTGCATTCTGGTACAGCGTATGAAAAATGGTTTGACCAATCAAGAAAACTGCAAAGATTGGCTTTACATACGTCGAATCTAGAGCCTCATGGTACTAATACTTTTGAATATATTACTGATTTGAAAAAATGTATTAGTGAGGGACAATCCGTGAAGGCTTTTGGAATATTAGATGAACCAGAAAAGAAACTTGTTAAAATTCAACTTGAAGCTTTAATGAAAATTGATTCTGAATTGTTAACTAGACAGAAGGCAATGGAGGAGCGAGCAGCACCATTTTCATTACTTATTTTTGGACCTTCATCTGTTGCTAAGAGTGCTTTTAAGCAATTGTTCTTTTATCATTTTGGTCGTGTTATGAATTTGCCTTTGAGTGAGGAATATAAATATACACGCACACCAGGAGTTGAGTATTGGGATAATTTTCAGAGTTCGATGTGGGCTACTGTTATTGATGATGCTGCATATATTAATCCTACAACAGGTAAGGAGGATACTTCAGTTATGGAGATTATTCAAATGATTAATAATGTTGCCATGGTTCCTAATCAGGCTGATTTGAAGGATAAGGGTCGAACACCATTTTTGTGTAAATTAGTTATGGCTACAACAAATACCAGACATCTAAATGCACATGCTTATTTTAGTTGTCCTATTGCTGTGGCACGCAGATTTCCATACATAGTTGAACTTAAATTGAAAGAAAAGTTTGCAAATGATCAAGGTATGGTTGATCCAGATAAGATGCCAAAAGCTTCATCTACTCATTTTCCCGATATCTGGAAAATAGTTGTTACTCGACCAGTAGGTACTGAAGGTACTGATATTCCCAAATATGTTAAAATAAGGGATTTTGATAATATTTATGATTTTTTGAAATGGAGTACAGGTAGAATTAGAGCACATGAAGCTAGCCAGATAAATGCACTAGATACAAATAAGCAGATGGCTTTGATTGAGGTGTGTGACACATGTTTCATGCCTGGTGATAAATGTGATTGTGAAAATAAAACACTTGATGCTACCATAGATAAAATGATTATCGATGGAAATAGTGGAATAACTGAAGATAGATTAAATGAGATCAAACAGTTGGTCATTGAGCGAAAGTCTAGTAGAAGTGAATCTTCAGATTCTATTGGTTCTAATGCAAAGGAATTATATAATGATAAATTATTGGCATCTTTTGAGAGAGATAGATATAATGTTCAGGAACGGATAGATTATATTGATGAATTTAAAAGAGAATTTCCGGATCTTATTGAGGATGCTAGTGAACTTTATTATAATTGGATACAGGATATAGATTTAGAGTTGCAAAGTGGTACTGTTAGACATTGGTGGTTAGATTATGTTGAAGAACAAACACGTATTATGAAAGAACGATATTGGGATGGACAAGATACTATTAGAGCATTTTTGGCCTCATACAATTGTTTTGAATGTCGTAATGGCTTGACACATGACTGTGAATGGGGTTTTACTATGATAACAGATAAACCAAATTACATGCCTGAGGATGAGGATATGAGGATTATTATGAATAGTTCTAAAACATTTCAAGTTAAAGCTTGGTTATGTAATAAGATCATATCTTGGATTGAGTGGTGTCCTACTCTATTATTGTTGCCTATATTATGGTTTATTGGATCAAATTGGAAATTTATTTTATTGAAGCACTTTTTTAGGGATTGGGAGTCTGTTTATGTATTGTTACAAATGATGGGCCATCGAGCACAAAGACAAATCGGATTTTCTCGTAAAACATTATACTATCTTAGCGTTACTAGTTGTGTTATTTCATCATGTATACTTGTTAAACTTTTATATTCTAAGATTTTTGGATGTGAAGAGGAGGAGAAACCTGTTATTAAGGATTTTCATAGACAATTTGAGGATACAACTCAGGATTCAACGGGTCTTCGAATGGCTTGTATTGATTCCATACATGGCATGGTTAAAGCTGAATGTATAAAGCAAGATACTGATAATGGTGCTATTGAAATTGTAAGAACGTTAGCTAGGCAAAGAGATGTTTTGTATGATAATAATTATGTTTGTTTAGATGAATTACTTTTGCAACCACAAGGTAATGTACTATCATCTGATTTAGGATCTAAACCAAAACCAGATATAGAGAAAAAGAATGTTTGGTATTATAATGATCCATATATAGTGAGTAGTGCTGATGTCACACAAACTTCTCGTTGTCTTAAAGGCAAAGACCAGGAGAAAGTATTATTAGATAAAATTAGAGAAAATATAGCGTGTTATGCTGCACCAAAGGATGGTGGTAAGATGCGACCTGATGTTTTGTGTAGTTCTGGTGTTTTATTTAATATAAGTGGTCAAATATGGGTTACTAATTCACATGGTTTGCCTAAGGTGCCTTTTCACTTGACACTTTACCGATCTGAGCAGCAAGAATGTGTTTCTGAGAATATTAAAGACCTGCTTGTGACTGAAAGTATGATACAGGATTATGTTGATAAGGATCTAGTTTTTATTGATCTTAAAGCAATTAGACCGGGTTATAATTTGTGTGAATATTTAGGTGGACCAGCTTTGGAAGGCGTTTTTAATGGATTTTATGTTGGAAAGAATAGGTCTGGAATCTCATTTAAGACTGTGGTTCGCAATATTACTAAAAAGGACACACCACTTAATAATAAGGATCCTAATGGTAATGTTAAATGTTATATGATACCTACGTGGACAGGTCATGTGGAAGAAGACACTAAGAATGGGTCTTGTGGATCTCCCTTAATTGTCTTTTCTGACGCAGGGGCTGTAATATTAGGTATTCATGCTTTGGGTGGTGATGGTAAGAGATGTGTTGCATTATCCTTACCGAATGCATTTTATAAAAAAGTAATTGAAGATTTTAAGACGCCAAATATTAGCCGTGGTTATATTCCTATATCTAGTGAAACGGCACCTCGTGAACTGACAAGTTTACACTCTAAAAGTCCTGTTTTATTTACACAATCTGGTACGGCATATGTTTATGGTTCTTTTAAGGGATTTCGTGTTAATCATAAGAGTGATGTATGTAAAACATCTATTTGTGATACTGTAGTTAAGTATGGATATCCGATTGCTACAGGAAAACCATGTATGACATATATGCCATACTATCACGCGCTTCAGGATATGACCAAGCCAAATTTAAATCTTGATGCTGATCTTGTTAGAATATGCAGAGATGCCTTTTATTGTGATATTGTATCACAGTTACCCCAGTCAGAAATAGAAACATTAATAACATTGGATGATGAAACTGTAGTGAATGGAGCTCCCTGTGTGCAATATTGTGATGCCATGAATAAAAATACAAGTATTGGTGCACCATTTAAAAGATCAAAGAAACATTTCTTGGAATTGAAGGAAGTTAAAGATAATTTTGAAATATATACTTTCAATCAGGAAATTAAAAATCGTACTAATAATTTATTAAATCAATATTGTTCTGGAACTATGGGGCATGCTCAGTTTGATGCACATATCAAAGATGAAGCCTTACCATTTAGGAAAATTATATCGCAGAAGAGTAGAATTTTCACAGGAGCAGAGACTTCCTATAGCATTCTGGTTAGGAAAATGTTTTTAACTATGGTGATGTTAATTCAACGAAATAAGGAAATTTTTGAATCTTACCCAGGTTTAGTGGCTCAAAGTGCTGAATGGGAAAAATTGTTATTAACACTTAGAGATGAATTTGAGGATGGTGAAAAGATGAGAGAAGCTATAAGAGATTTTATGGCTGGAGATTTCCAGTTATTTGATAAGACTATGAGTGCTCTTATTATGTTGGAAGCTTTTGGTTTGATAATAGACATATGTAAGCTACATGCACGTTCAGATGAAGAATATTTAATTATGTGGGCTATAGCATACGATACATGTTTTCCTACAGTTGATTTTAATGGTGATTTGATACAATTTAATGGCACAAATCCATCGGGTCATCCTCTTACAGTAATAATAAATTGTATTGTTTTATGTTTGTATTATAGGTATGCATGTGCTTTATTGTTACGAGAGATGAATAAAACCAATTATGAAATTGCAGATTTTTTAAAAAATAAATTTCGGAAATGTGTTAAGATAGCAGCTTATGGAGATGATAGTGTGGTTGCTGTCAGAAATTTGCCCTGGTTCAATCACACAAGTATTCAGAGAGTGCTGGCTACCTGTGGGATTGGATTTACTATGGCTGATAAATTAGCCAAATCAATACCTTATATACCTCAGAGTGAGATTTCTTTTTTAAAAAGGGGTTGGCGCTGGGATGAAGACATTAACGCCTATGTGGCACCTCTTGACGAATCATCCATAGCTAAAATGCTAACTATGTGTGTTCCCAAGAAAACTATATGCGCTGAAGCAAGAGATATTGACACTATCTCTACTGCAGTAAGAGAATATTTCTTTTATGGAAAGGAAATATTTCTAGAAAAACGTTCATTATTTGCTAAAATTATAGATGAGTGTAATCTTCAATGCTATGTAAAAGATAGCACATTACCAACATGGGAAGAGTTACGAGACAATTTTTATGCAAATTCTAAGGGCGTTAATATTTATAGGAAGCTCGCTTAGAGGGCATCCGGTCCTGAGGAGGACTTTAAATATACCCACCCCCTCCTCCATGAGGTTTAAACTGGGTTGTGTTTGTGGTTGATCTCCCTTACACTCCAACACTTGATTTCCTGCCCCCCAAGAGGTCTCTGGTTCTGTGGAAAACCAGATAGCGGCGTGGTACAGCGAAGTGTACCCAAGGATGTGAGTGCCTCCCACTCACTCAGTTTGCATGACGAACAAACTGGATGCTTGTCAACCCGTGAGAATTGGATTCAAGAGGAATTCAATCGAATTAAAGAAGGTGGTTGTAATTTTACTTCCGCAGAGAAAAAACATATTGCTGATTATTGGATAACTAGAAAGAAGATTTACCCGAATACATGGATGGATTATTATGTTGAAGCTATGAAAAATTTAACTAAAACAAATACTATTATGGAAGAGTGTGAACATTTGAGTATGCAATCAGATGTTGTGACAGGAGAGCCTGGTCATGAATCTGCAATGGTTAAACAGGAAAATGTTCAATTTTTGGATGAGTCAACAGGTTTAAAAGTTGGTTATGATATGGGATATGATGGTATATCTGGTCAGGATCAAACAGCTAACACTGATTTATCAAAATTTTTAAGTAGGCCTGTTAGAATTGCTTCATTCACTTGGCTTGAATCTGATGCTATAGGTACAACTCGTACTATTGCGCCTTGGAATCTTTATTTTAATGATGCTCGGATTAAATATAAATTAAATAATTTCGCTTTTATTCAAGCTAAATTGAAAGT